CAAGTGGAGAACAAAATCTTGTTCAGGACTTAATAAATGAACAATTAAGAATGTATGGGGTTGAGGTATATTACCTTCCTCGTTCTTATCTGACAACAAATACAGTTATAGAAGAAGTTATTCAGTCATCGTTTGAAGACGCATATCCTATTGAAGCATATGTCCAAAATTATGAAGGATATGATGATAATAGTACACTTTTATCTAAATTTGGTATACAGTCAACTCAAGAGATGACCTTTATTATCTCAAAAGAAAGATTTGAAACTTATATTACTCCGTTAACAGAAGGTAAAGCAAACTTAAAATTAACATCTAGACCCAAAGAAGGTGACATAATCTATATGCCCCTTGGCGATAGAATGTTTGAAATTAAATTTGTTGAACATGAAAAACCATTCTATCAATTACAAAAAAATTATGTTTATGAATTAAGATGTGAACTCTTCCGTTATGAGGATGAGGTTATTGATACTGGTGTAGAAGAGATTGATGATACTTTGGTTGGTAGTGATACTGATGGTATCTCTGAATCTGGTTCTTCTACAGTTCTTGGTGGTTCATTAACCATGACATTAGTTGGGACAGCATCAACTGCTACTGCAATTACTGGATTAATCAATGGAGGTATTCGTTCTATTACTGTAGGAAACCAAGGTGCTTTGTATTCAGTTGCCCCCACAGTTGCTATATCTTCAGCACCTTCAAGTGGAATAACAGGTATTGCCACTGCTATACTTGATAGATCTTCCGTTAGTAATATTAATATTACTAATCCAGGTGCTGGTTATACTGTAGTACCTGAAATTTTGATATTAAGTAATAGTGGAATTGGTGCAACTGCCTCTGCAACTCTTGGTTCGGGTTCTATAGGAATTGTTACTGTTACTAGTGGTGGTGCAGGATATACAACCGCACCAACAATTACCTTTAGTGGAGTTTCTACATCAGCTGCTGTAGCAACAGCAATTGTTTCTACAGCAGGAACTATTACTGCAATTAATATTACTGATGCTGGCATTGGATATACCATGGCACCAACTATTACAATAAGTAATCCCACATCTAGTGATGTTGGAACTTTTGTATTTAATGAACTTGTTACTGGTTCTACAAGTGGAACAAAAGCAAGAGTTAGAACATGGAACACTAATACTAATGTGCTGGAACTGGGTAATGTTACTGGAAACTTTAAAGTTGGAGAAACTATTGTTGGTTCTACATCTTCTGCTACTCACACCATATTCTCAATTAACAATGATCCGGTAAATGATGGATTTGCTCAAAATGCAAGTATTGAAACTGAAGCAGATGGAATATTAGATTTTACTGAAAGAAATCCTTTTGGAATTCCTTAACTAAATATTATTATAGTGAACAAAAATCATGTTTGAGCATTTTTACCACGAAATTTTAAGAAAAACTATCATATCATTTGGTACGCTTTTTAATAATATCAGCATTCAGAAGAAAGATGCTTCTGATACGGATTTTAGTGTGATGAAAATTCCTCTTTCATATGGACCTACACAAAAGTTTTTAGCAAGACTTGAGCAGTCTGGGGACTTAAATAAGTCCACTGCAATGTCCTTACCTAGAATGTCTTTTGAGTTCATTGGTCTTACTTATGATTCTTCCCGCAAGGTTACTTCAACTCAAAAAATTGCAGTAAAAGACCCCGATACACAGAAAAAAGTAAATAAAGTCTTTACTCCAGTTCCTTATAATATGCAATTTGAACTTAGCATTATGTCTAAGTTAAATGATGATGCATTACAAATTGTAGAACAGATTTTACCTTTCTTCCAACCTGCATTTAATCTTAGTGTGGAGTTGATAGATCAAATTAAAGAAAAGAGAGATATTCCAATCATTCTAGAAAATATTACAATGCAGGATGATTATGAAGGAGACTATAGCACAAGAAGAGTTCTTCTTTATACTCTAAGATTTACTGCTAAAACATATCTGTTCGGTCCTGTCACAAGAGTCGAACCAATCAAACAAGCAACTCTTTCTTACTATACAGATAGTGCCGAGAAGAGAGATCTTGCATATAAAGTTACTCCAAGAGCAGTTAAAGATTATGATAACTCTGTAGTAACTAATCTTTCTGCAGATATTTTATCTAGTACTACTAGTATTACTGTAGATGATGCAAGTAATATTACTGCAGATACATACTTTGAGATTGATTCTGAGTCAGTATATATTAAGAAAGTTACCGGTAATAAAATTACTATCGATAGAGCAAGAGATAATACTATCGCCAAAGATCACGTTAAAGGCACTGCACTTAAATCAATTACACAAGCAGACAATGACCTTATTGAAATTGGAGATGATTTTGGATTTGATGGGGACACTTTCTTTTAATATAATATGACTGATAAATTTAATGGTTTAGATGAAGCGTTTAGTATAGCAGGAGAGTTAATGCCTGCTGAAAAGAAAGAAATAGAACCAGTCAAACCCAAATCATTTTCTCCACAAGATATTCAAAAAGACTATGAGTATACCCGTGGTAACTTATATTCAATTATTGAAAAGGGTCAGGAAGCAATTAATGGTATTCTTGAACTTGCACAAGAAACTGAACAACCAAGGGCATATGAAGTTGCAGGTCAGTTAATTAAAAGTGTTTCTGATGCTACAGATAAACTGATGGAACTTCAGAAAAAGTTAAAAGATGTGGAAGAAACCAATACTCAAAAGGGACCAACAAACGTTACTAATGCATTATTTGTTGGTTCTACTGCAGAGTTACAAAAAATGATTAAAAAAGCAGACGAGAACATAAATAATTAAAAAAAGAGATGGCGAAAGTAGTAAAAAACATAACTATTCCACAAGGTTCTGATTTTTCAAAAACCTTTACGTCTTTAGAATCTGACGGTTCTGCTACAAATCTCACTGGATATTCTGCTGAGGCAAAATTAAAAAAACACTCAGAAGCATTAGTATCACATTCTTTTACTGTGGGAATAACTTCAGCAACAGGTCAAGTTTCTATTGCAATGACTTCGGGTGTAACAACACCATTAGATTCTGGTAGATATTATTATGACGTTAGATTAACTTCCTCTTCCGAAGCAAAATCGCGATTAGCAGAAGGAATGGCATTGGTAACCGCAGGAATTAGCACATAGTATCATGAATGCTGAATTAAAAGATTTTTTCTCCGCCATAGGTAAAGCAAAAAAAGAAAAAGAGGACGAAGTTCGTTCTCTTGTAGGAGAAATTGACATTGATTCAATGTTCTCTCAAGTTAAAGTATCCATAGAAGAAGATAATAAAAAGAAAGAAGAACAGAAAAAACAAATAGCAGCATTAGAGTCTTGGTTATATACTGAAGTAGTAGTAAAAGAAGAAGAAGAAGAAATTACTGAAGAATCTACTCCCATAGTTGTTCCTCACGAAGAAATAGAAGAGGAAGTAGAAGAGGAAGTAGAAGAGGAAATAGAAGAGGAAATAGAAGAGGAAGTAGAAGTAGAAGAGGAAGTAGAAGAGGAAGTAGAAGAGGAAGTAGTAGTAGAAGTAGAAGATGATAGTACCGTTGATCAAGCACTAAAAATTCTTGAGACTATTAAGTCTAAAGAAGAAATACGAGAAAATGTAAGTGACCCAGAAATTATTAAAATTCGTCGTGAACTAGAGTATCTTAAAAATCTTGTTAATGCTCAAGGTGGCGGTGGTGAAGTTCGTCTTGAGTTCTTAGATGATGTTGATAGAGATTCGATTAAGGTTGATGGGAAAGTATTGTCCTATCAAGCATCGACAGGAAAATTTATTGGTGTTACCAATAGTGGAGAAGGGGGAGGAGGTGGTCTCTCTAATGCCGAAACGATATCTACAGGTGTAAAGATAACTGGTGACCTTGTTGTTACAGGTGAGGTATTGGCATCTACTGAGGCCCCAATAGTTACAACTACAACATCAACATCTCAAACGGCATTAGATACTTTTGCACATTCAACGTATGCTAGCGCAGTTTATAATATACAAGCAACATCTGGTTCTGATGTTCATTTGACAACTATCAATTTAATTCACGATGGATCGAATGCATATATAACAGAATTTGCTACATTAAAAATTGGTTCTTTATTAGCATCTTATAGTGCAGATATTAGTGGGTTAAATTTAAGAATTTTAGCAACTCCTGCGTCTACAAATTCAACTGTATTTACTCTCAAAAGAACACTTATAAGAGGATCTGGAAATACAGATGAAGTTACTACAACATCTACTACAGAAACAACGATTGACGAATTTTCAACTTCTTCAGGTTCTTCTGCTGTCTATATTGTTCAAGCAAAACAAGGAAGTAACGTTCATACATCCAAAATACATTTGGTTCATGACGGAACTACAGTATCAATGACAGAATTTGCAAAAGTAAAAACTGATTCAAGTTTAGGCACATTCGATGCTGACATTTCAGGTTCTAATGTTAGATTGCGTGCCACTTCAACAAGTGCAACATCAACCACATATAATGTTAATAGAACTCTATTGTAATAAATAATAAAAGGAAAACTTTCTATTATGAAAAAGTATTGCCGTCTTTGCAGAAAGAAAGAAACCAGAGGACAATGTTCTTATGGTCCAAGACTATACGATAAGTATAGTGTAGATGATGCTACCGAAAAGGAAACTGCTGATGCAGCAGATGAATCTGGTATTTCGGAAAATGATATCAAAAACTTCTCTAAAACTATTATTGAAAAATCGAAGAGTGGTGACTCTTCTTTGCGTGACTGGTTTGGCAAGAGTAAGTCTTCTGATGGCAAGCCTGGTTGGGTTCAATTGGGTGGCAAATACTCAGGAAAACCCTGTGCAAAACAACCAGGTCAAACAACCAAACCAAAGTGTGGTTCTAGTAAAATGAAACGTGATCTTTCTAAAGATGAGGAACAAGCAGCGTTCCGCAGAAAAAATGCAAAAGATCCAAATCCAAATCGTTCAGGGAAGGCAATCAACGTGAAGACAGAAGAATTAATTCACGAAGGTGATTATTGGCATCCCGATCCCGAAAAGGATCGTAAACTAGGCGGTCCTGGTGCAAATCAAAGAGCACGCGAAGATCGTGCTTCATCAT